CAATTACTGCATCAATGAAAGGTATGCCTAAAGCAGCATTTGATTCTGCTCCTCACTTGTTACTGTCATGAAACTGGCACATTGATAATCTCACTGCAAGTTGATATGCTATACTAGAATTGTCTTAAGGAGATCAATGAAGTTTAATTTTTCTGATTTTGCGGATAGAGAAGAAGCAATTTCTTCAATAGAAAATTCTATTGAGTTGATTGTTGATTGCTATTCTAAAGATTCTTTGTTGGATAACTATCTCGATCAAGAAACTATTGACAAGTTGAGATTTATTCTCAATGATATTTCGGAAGGAATTATCAACTAAAACTAATTGACAACTCTAAGACTTATCCATTTTGATAACTGTCCACTCCCGCAGTTGACATGGGGGGTCGTCCGTGGTATAGTTATACCAGCAGAACGGAATCATTTGGTCATTCTTCGTCCTCACCAGCAACGTGCTTGCGATGCTATGCTGGCATTTGACAAGGGTCAAATCATTGTTCCGACTGGTGGAGGCAAGACTCTTGCCATTATTACTGATGTCAAAAATATCTTTGATTCCAACGATGGTGCTAAAACTATTGTTGTAGTTGTTGCTCCACGTATTCTACTTACAGAGCAACTTTGTTCTGAGTTCCTTGAGCATATTGATAATGTTGCTGTGATGCACGTTCACAGCGGTGATACTAAGCATTTTAGTAGCACCAAACCAAATGCTATTCACAATTGGTCATATCGAGCATACAGTAAGCAACTAATCTTTACCACATATCATTCCCTGCATCGTATTAAAGAAGCAGGTCTAAATGTTCACACCATTCACTTTGATGAAAGTCACAACTCAGTCCAGAAAAGTTTCTTTCCTGCCACAGAGTATTTCTCTGCTAATGCTAACCGCTGCTATTTCCACACTGCTACTCCCGTTCATTCTGCGGTTGCTAACAAACCTGGAATGAACGATGGTGAAGTTTATGGGGATGTAATCTACAAGGTTCCTGCACCTGAACTTGTTAATGGTGGTTTTATTGTTCCTCCACTCGTCAGTGTGAAGCAACTTGACATTGCTTCCTCTAACGTGTTTGAGAGAGATTGTAAGCACCTTCTAGAGACCATTGAGAGTGAATCTATTCACAAGGGTCTTATTTGTGCAAAGTCTACAAAAATAATCGTTGGTCTTGTTTCTAACACTAGTTTTGTGGAGGAAATGAAAGAGCGTGATTATTCTGTACTTTACATCACATCTAAGACTGGTGCTGTCATTGATGGCAAGAAAGTGAAGCGTGATGTATTCTTCAAGACTCTAAATGCTTGGGGTAAGGACAACGACAAAAAGTTTGTTGTCCTTCACCATAGCATCATTTCTGAAGGTATCAATGTCAGTGGACTAGAAGCAGTTATTTTCATGCGTTCTATGAACTACATTGGTATTCTTCAAAGTGTGGGACGCACATTGCGTCTACATCTTGAAGATGCTCAAGGTATGCGAGATGGTACTATTCCTGCTGGACAGTACCATCTTTATCGCAAACCTTTTGGTAAAGTTGTGATTCCTGCCCATGATAAGGTTGGCATCACAACTGCCAAAAAGATCCAAAACGCACTTGACATTGTATTCCAGCAAGGTGAAGTGTGCGAAACCATTATCAAACGATGATCATGTTTAAGTATTCACCAATCATTAACATATGTCAAAGGGATTTACTATAGGAAAATGGGAATATGATACATTATATGCTGCTGTTCCTTTAGCGGGAAGCACATCTAAACTTGTAATAATACATCAAGGTCAACAAATAAAGGTGTGTAGAAATGAACAATCTGCACGAAACTTTATTGAAAAGCATAGAAAATCAAAATCAAAGGGTGTTCTGCCAGTTGATTAACTGTTCACTCATCACCCTGCTGTCGCGGTAGGGTGATATTATTAAAAGGTCAAAGCACACAACACAAACACATGGCAAAAGTCGTCTACAACAACTGTATTGGTGGTTTTGCACTATCAAACGATGCACTTTATCGCATGGTGCAACTTGGTTCTCCTTACATCAAACCAAATCCTGAGTTTGAAGCAACCAATGAGTATGGTGATGGAACTACCACCAAATGGTGGGAGGCAAAGTATATTTACGACTGGGATCTTCCTCGTCACGATGAGATTCTAGTGCAAGTAGTTGCTGAACTGGGTGATCGTGCCAACGGTCCAGGCGCATCACTTAAACTTGCTGATGTAGTCTCCCAGTATATTATTATGGACACTCGGGGTATGGAGCAAGTTATCCAACCCCAAGAGATCCAATGGCAAACCGCAACCAATCGTCTTTGATTATGACCTACACATTTAACGGTGGTATTCAAACAGGCACAGTTGCAACTGATGCCCGTGCTCGCAAACTTGACGAGCAATGTAAGCATGTGAAGAAAACTATTCTTCCTATTATTTCTGCGATCTATCCTGAAGTAACTATGCAGATCAGACTTACTAAAGCACAGATTCCTGGCAGTAAAGGTGCTTGCGAACCCGATGGTGGTTTGTGGTTCTACAAAGGCAAACTGATTTCAGTGTTTGAAGGTAAGAAACAGCAGGATCGAGGTAATGCTATCGAACGCTGGTTCAAAAACAACTATATTTGCCGAAAGATCAATTCTGAGGTGAGTTATGTCACTTTCTGTACTGGTGAAGGTGCATATGATGATGGTACGATTGGCAAAACCCTGCATGTTGCTCATCTTGCAGGAGTGAATCAGTATAATCCTGGAGATAACTCTGTATTTTACAATACAGACTGCTTTACACGAGAGTTTATTTCTGATACAATGCTAGAAGTGCTCTCAGAGCGTATTCAATCGGTAGATCTATCTCAATGAAACCTTTATTCATCTGGGCAGGTGGTAAAACAAAGGTGCTAAAACATTATGCACCTTTTATGCCATCTGCCCCTTTTTCTACATATTATGAACCATTCTTTGGTGGTGGTGCAATGTTTGTCCATGTGATGAACACATATAAACCAAAGAATGTTGTCATCAATGACATCAACGATGATGTGATGAACATCTATCGTTCGATTCGTAATGAATATGATGAGTTTATTGATAGAGTCGATAGTTTAGAATCTCAATATCTGCCATTGAGCAAAGAAGATCGCAAGAAGTTTTATTTTGATATTAGACATCTTCATGCATGGAACTATCAAGAATGGAGCAAACCATTTGAAGCAGCAACACTATATTTTTTGATGAAGACTGGATTCAATGGTATCTATCAACTGAACAAGAATACTAATGGAAGGTATGGAACACCTGCTGGATTGCTGAACCAGAAGGATAAGATCTATGATCGCTCTGTGATGCTATGGTGGAAACAAGCACTGCAAAGTGTAGATATTCGCTCTGGTGATTGGAAAGATGCCGTAACTGATGATCCTGATGGTTTCTTCTTCTTTGATCCACCATATCGTGATAGTTTTGCAGATTATGGCAATGGATTTGATGAGCAGGCACTGCTAGACCTTATCGACTTTGCCGATGCACAAAAATCAGTTTTTGTTGCTAACCGTGCAGATGATAACTGGTTTGATGATAAAGCAAAGTCATTGAGTGTTCATTACTTCAATATCACATACACTGCTGGTCGTAGAAAGAAAACAGCAACAGGATATGCTGCCAAGCAGGCGCGTGAAATCCTACTTTACAAACCTTGACAGGTTTGTTTTTCTATACTAATCTACCTCTGTTGTCCAAATACATTATGTTCGACATCAAACAAGTCAATCTTGAAGAGTTTTTTGGTTGCGTAGTTGCAACTAACACAACGCAGATGAAATCTAATGCTTTCAAGACTTTTCGTACATGGTTGCAAGAAAAATCATTTGCTAAATGGAGCAATAATCAACTGACATATGTTGGTGATTACACTAATGGTACAGATTTCACATCGAATGATGGTGTTCGGTATGAAATGAAAGGTGCTCTCGGTATGTTCAACAAGAATGGATCTACTAAAAGCATTATTCTCAAGAACTTTCAATCTGAGAACAAAGTAATCGAAAAGACGTTTGATTACATGCTGCTAGTT